GCGCAATGCTAAACAGGCGTTGCAGAATGTAGCCGTGGCTCCATCCGTTGAGGACGAGCCACAATCCCGGCAAACCGGGGTCCGCGATGTGCTCACGCGGGCATTGATGGGTGAGCAAGACGCCATTGAAGAGTTGGCACGGCGATTAGAGCAGACACCATCCGAAAAGGACGTTCTGCGTGCTGTGGACGGGCGAATAGATGGTCGGTTGACGTTTCGGCAGGCTGTGGACTGGTTTGAGGCCGAATACGCTGATGTGCTGAAGATTGAGCCAGTGCGGCAAAGAGCCGTGCAGGTGGACGCAGAACTCGCGAATCAAAATCCTGACATGGATTTTAAGGCGAGGCTAAAGATGGTCGGGGATGATGCCCGAACTTACTTGCAGCAGCTGCGCAATCAACTTGGTGCTGGTGCGGATTCTGGACGAAGCCAGAAAGAAGCTCGCAAAGCGTCGGTTCGTTCGCTTCCTGTTGCTGGTGGACGCCAGATGGGAGACGACGACGAAGGAGACGACGAGACTTACGAGAGCGCCATTGCGAAGTTGGCAAGCGCTCGGGGTCAGGGTCGACCGATCATTCACAGACGTTCATAGGAGGCCAAAAAATGGCTGGTCAGATTTGGGCTGTTAACTCGCTGGGTGGCTACATGTACAGCCGTCAGCTTTCCAACGTGCTGCGTGCCAACGTGCAGCCGCTTGTTAAATTCCGTCAGTTCGCCGACGTCCATGACATCAGTCAGCAGGGCAAAAAGAAGGGCGACTTGTTCACTTGGGACGTTTTCTCTGACGTCGCCACTGCCGGTCAGGTGCTGGTTGAAACCAACACCATGCCGGAAACCAACTTCACAATTGTCCAGGGCACGCTCACGATTACCGAAGCCGGTAACTCGGTTCCGTATTCCGGCAAGCTCGACAACCTGTCGAAGTTCCCGATCGAAGACGTTATCAAGAAGGTTCTGAAGAACGACTGCGTCAAGTACCTTGACCGTGGTGCTTGGACCCAGTTTAACCAGACTCTTCTGCGCGTGATTGCGTCGAGCGGTACTGATACGGCTGCCATCCAGCTGTATACCAACGGCACCGTGACCGGCACTAACAGCATTGCCTTGAACAACGGCCATGTGAAGTCCATCGTCGACACCATGAAAGAGCGCAATATCCCGGCGTATATCGCTGACGATTACTACGCGATCGCGTGGCCCACGACTCTGCGCACGTTTAAGAACAACCTCGAAACCATCCACCAGTATTCGGACACTGGTTTCGCGCTGATCATGAACGGTGAAATCGGGCGTTACGAAAACACCCGTTTCATTGAGCAGACCAACATTGCCAAGGGTACGGGTACTGACGGCATCACCACGAGTGCGTGGACCAACGGCAAATCGGACTGGTGTTTCTTCTTTGGTAACGACACGGTGGCAGAAGCTATCGCGGTTCCGGAAGAAATGCGCGGCAAGATTCCGACGGACTACGGCAGGTCGAAAGGCATTGCTTGGTACTACCTAGGCGGTTTCGGCATCGTCCACACGCTCGCGGTGAACTGCCGTATCGTGAAATGGGACTCGGCGGCTTAAGGAGCAGCAAACATGAGTTTAACGAATAGCACTACGAACTTTGCTTACGACCATCCGACCTACACGGGCCGTGGTTCGTTCACTGCGATTGCCGCTGCTGGTGCGAACTTGGCCACTACCAAGTTTGTGGCTCACGCCAACCTGCAGTTGATGAGCATCAGCGTAAGCACGACCACGGCTGGAACTTCCACCTACACCAAGACCCAGTACTACCCCAACGGGTCGGGCTCTGTGCATGTGGCGGCCAGTCAGTACACCGTTTATCGCATCTACAATACGGCTGCGGCTGGTGTAGCGGTGTCTTTGGCGACTGCCACTCTGGCGCAGTTCAGCCCAGACATTCTCTACGCAAACGGCACTGGCACTGGCGCTGTTGGCGAGACTTACATTCAGGCGCTGAACACCCAGACGGGTTCTGCTGGCCTGTATGGGTACTCTGTCAATCAGGGCGATGTGATTCAGGTGCTGCGCGGTACGGATGCCACTGAGGCCTCTATCATGACGCTGGACTTCAACATCCAGCCGCTCGCGAACGTAATCGGTTAAGGAGAACGACATGCCGAAAATTAATCAGCCTGGTCGGAAGCAGTACGAAACTCCGCAAATTACGCAGGAATCGTTGGGCACTCAGACCTACGGCGACATGGCTCCGACCATGCAGGACATCATCAAGTCGGCGAATGCCCGTGGGCAGTCCCGTCATGAGATGAAACGCGCCGAAGTTGCGGATATTGATGTGTTGCCGGATTCGGCGATGATGGCCCGCAACGAAATGGTGGGCGTCCGTGACAACGGTTATCTGGCCAAAAAGGGTTTGATGTACGGCGTCAACGCTATGTACAACACGCTCCCGCCGGGTTCCGACATTGAAGACCAAGAGCTGTGCGACATTCGCGAAATGCGCATGTCGTCCTACGAGGGCGGTCTGGGTTATCCGGGCGACGGTTGGGTTGTTCGTGGTGAAGGCAGTCAGATGCCTAACACCAAGGACATGGGCCGTCCTGAGATGACCAACAAAGTCGGCAGCGCCAAAATCTAAGGGGAACCAGCCATGCCAAAGGTAGTACAGGAAAAATTCCAAGTAACTCTCCCGTATTCGCCGGAGGGTCATGGCTGGGTAACTTCTGAGGAAGCGCGAGGGAAAAAGGGAATGCCGGGGCGAGAACGTCGTCCCGGCGGTGATTACGAAGCCAAACACAGCATGAACAACGTGTTCATGAATTCCCTGCCGCCGGGCATGGACATTGAAGATCAGGAGTTCAGTGACATCCGTCGCATGGGCATCAACACGGCTGGCAATATGCCGACCATGTATGCCGATGGAGACGTTACTAACTTTGAAGTTAACAAAGATTCGCTCTGCTACGGTTTCGACAAAAAACCGTTGTTGCAAACGGATGATGAATACACTCGCGACCATAACGACGCTTTCTATGATGACGTTGGCGGGTTCGTAGAGCGCAACAACTATTTGGACCGGATGTAAGCCACGGGCAGCGGATGGAACGTGCTTTGGGATTGATAGAGTTTTCTCCCGTTGTACACTGCCCCACTTAGGTGGGGTATTTTTTTTACGGGGGGAGCAACATGACCTGGAGAGATACGGACCCGCAAGGGAACGAAATCGGAAAGATTACTTGGGAGCTGGTGCGTTGGACTCGGGGCCGCGTACTTGATGTTGGATGCGGTCGCAATAAGGGTTTCCCGCATTTCATCGGCCTAGACAACGGTATCGACCGTCAAATGTTTGGCATTGATGTGAAGCCAGACATTTGGATTGAAGACGCGGCGGACTTAAAGCTGTTCAACAGTGGCGCATATGATGCCGTGCTGTCTTCTCATCTGCTTGAACACATTCCGTTAGAGAACGTCCCGGCCTGTCTTAAGGAATGGTGGCGCGTGCTCAAGGTGGGCGGTTATCTGGTGCTCTATCTGCCGCATGAGGATTTATATCCCAAGGTAGGTGAGGCTGGGGCCAATAAAGACCACAAATGGAACGTGAACGAGCAGCTCGTGATCAGCATGATGCGCGAGGTCGGAAGCTGGGATTTGCGCGTATGTGATAAGCGCGATCAAGGCATGGAATACAGCCTGTTTGCAGTTTTTCAAAAGTTAGCAGAGCCAGATCCTACGCTAGACCGCGCCTATGAATGGCGGTTCAGTCACCAGCTGCCAAAGCCTGAGAAGACCGCAGCCGTTGTCCGGTATGGCGCTTACGGCGACATCATCCAAGCGTCTAGCGTGATTGCGGGACTCAAGAAAGAGGGTTACCACGTTACGGTGTTTTGCTCTCCGCCGGGGTCGGATGTTTTGCTACACGATCCAAACGTTGACGACTTTTACTATCAGGACCGTGACCAAGTACCCAACGCACAGCTGTCTCTGTTCTGGGACTGGCACGCGAAGAAGTACGACCGCTGGATCAACCTGTCCGAATCGGCGGAGGGAACGCTGTTACCGATTCCGGGCCGATTCATGCACCAAGCAGCGCCAGCTCTCCGTCACAAGATGACAAACCACAATTATCTGTGGTTCCAGCACGCATACGCTGGAGTGCCTCACCGGCCAGCCATGAAGTTTTTCCCAACAGAAGACGAAGTGCTGTGGGCAAAAGCAGAGCGGGCCAAGATGGGCCAGTTTGTGATCGTCTGGTCGCTGGCCGGGTCGTCTGTTCACAAGGTGTGGCCGTGGGTCGATAACATGATCGCGCGATTGATGCTGGAGTTCACGGACGTCCATGTGGTGCTTGTCGGCGGTGATGCCGGGATTATCTTGGAGCAGGGCTGGTTCCAACCTAATGAACAAGGCGCACCAATCCGCCAAGGCAAGTTCAAGGTCCAGACAGAGCCTCGCGTGTGGCCGATGTGCGGGGACTGGTCCATCCGCCAAACCATGTCATTCTGCTTGCAGGCCGATATGGTCGTGGGGCCGGAGACTGGTGTATTGAACGCAGTGGCGCATGAGCAAATGGCCAAGGTTGTGTTGTTGTCGCATTCAACGGTGGAGAATCTGACGCGTGATTGGGAGAACACCAAATCCTTGTGGGCCAAGGCCACGCACTGCCCAGGGCGAGGTAAAAATGAGGCTCCGGCGTGCCACCAGCTGCATTACAACTGGGACCATTGCCAGCAGGCTGTTGGCGAGGACGGTCAGCCAATGGGAATTGCGCAGTGTCAGGCAGAAATCACCGCTGATATGGCATACGATGCAATTGCGCCGATTGTCAGGAGACGCATGAAATGAGCACGAGCGGCACTTACACGTTCACGGTCACCCGTGATGACATCATTCGCGAGGCGATGTTAAACATCGGCAAGCTGGATGCGTACGGCTCTATCGATCCGCAGGAAACCACCGACTGCGCTCGAAAGCTGAACATGATGTGCAAGCAGTGGATGGGCCGCTACGACTTCGCCAGCGGGCTAAAAATCTGGACCCGGCAGCGGGCCGACTTGTTTTTGTCGTCCAGCAAGTACCAATACGGTCTTGGCCCGTCAGGAGATAACTGGGCGGCGGGCGTCACGGCATTGCCGGGGCAAAACTTTGCCACCAACAACACCAGCGTGTATGCCGCGGCTGCGGCGACGAGCCTGTTATTTACAAGCACCAGCCAGTTTACGGCTGGGGACTATGTGGTTATCCAGCTGTCCACCGGAGACATCCAGAGCACTACGGTGGCCAGCAAGACATCGACGAGCATCACGTTGAATGCGGCGCTGACTGCGGCTGTGAACCAAGGCGCGTACGTTTGGAACTACACCACGAAAGGCCAACGACCTCTTGAGATTGTCACGGCCATTCTGCGCGACTCCTTCAACACCGATACGCCATTGGATTACATGACGATCGAGACGTACGAGGCGCTGCCGACCAAGACGCAGCCCAATTACGTTACAGATCCGACCGCCATTTACTATGAAGCGCAGTTAACCAACGGCCAGCTGTACATTGACTGTGGCGGCGCTCAGGACGTTACAAAGCACATTCATATTGTTTATCTGCGACCAGTGCAAGATTTCGACAACGCTCTTGATAATCCGGAATATCCCCAAGAGTGGTTCAATGCGTTGTGCTGGGGATTGAGCAAGCAAATCTGCCCGATGTTCAACGCAGTTTGGACGCCAGAAATGAACAGCAATTATCAGGAAGCGATTAGCTACGCTCGGGAAGCAAACCCGGACCGCACTGAAATTTACTTTCAGCCCAATCAGTATTCGCCATGAGAGTTTATCCGCTGTTCGGTAATGGGATGGCGGGCCACTCGTATCCGGTGACCCGGCAGCGGCGCGTAAACGTGTATTTTGAGAATCGTCCGGACGGCGATAAGACCAACGTGGCGGTTTTTGGTACGCCAGGACTAACCACCAAGTTCACACTGGGTGGCGTATCGCGTGGCGTGCTTGGGACTGAGGCTGCGCTCTACAACGTAATCTCTAATACGTTCTACAGACTCAATTCTAGTGGTTCAACGGTAGCCAGCGCGACGATAAACAGCTTCATCGGCAACGTTGCTATGGCTAACGATTCAAACCAAGTCCTGATCGTGGACGGTGTGAACGGTTACGAGTTCAACACATCGACGAACACGTTGACACAGGTAACGGGCGGATTTCCAAACGGAGCCAAAACCTGCACGTTCGTTTCCAGTTATTTCGTAGCAGAACTGCCCGGCTCACAAAAATTTTTTGTCTCTGACACGTTCGACGCTTCGACTTGGAATGGCTTATCGTTTGCCAGCGCCAGCGCGTACACCGACAACATCGTAGCTGTGGATGCGTTGATCGGTAATCTGGTGATCTTCAGCCAGCGCCACATTGAGTTCTGGCAGAACGTTGGCAACAGCCCGCAGCCATTCGCTCCAATTTTGTCGGCCACTTCCGAATACGGCATCAATGCCATTTGGTCGCGGGCGCATGTGGGGTCGACAATCTTGTTCCTTGCCCAAAACCCACAAGGAACCAGTCAGGTTTGCCAAATTTCTGGTTACAGCGTTTCGGTAGTTTCGACTCCAGACCTTGAAGACGCCATCAATCAATTTTCGACCATTTCGGATGCGGTAGCGTTGTCGTATGTGATTAACGGGCACCCGATGTATCAACTCACGTTCCCAACGGCCAACCGTTCGTTCTTGTACGATTTAAGCACGGGAATTTGGTCTGAAGTGCAGAGCGGGATATCCGTGACGTATGCCCAGCGGCATCGAGGACAGTTTTCGACAACATTTCAAAATCAGGCTCTGATCACCGATGCCAGTAGCGGCAAAGTGTTTTTGATTGACCAGAACAACTACACCGATGACGGCACCCAAGTTTTGCGGGAGATGGTTACGCGTCACGGCCAACAAGATCACAACGTCTTGAGCATTGCAGAGCTATATCTGGACATGGAAACGGGCGTGGGAACCAATGTCGCATCCGGTAACAACGCGGCCACGCCAAACCCGGTGATCACGCTGGAAGTGTCCAAGGACAACGGCAGGACATGGAACAATCCAAGGCTGTTGCAGATCGGAGCGCAGGGTAAATACCTCACGCGTGTCATTGCGCGGCGCTTTGGTTCTGCTCGGGATTTTGTGTTCCGGTTCCGCATGACAGACCCGGTAAAGTTTGTGGTGACGGAAGGCGCGGCAGTGGTGTCGGAGCGGCAGCAGTGAGTCTGTCTCCAGTTCCGGGCAATGACATCACCGAGCGCAACAGCCCTCGACTGACACCGCCCTGGCGTGCGTGGTTTGATTCTATTCGCTCTGCCATCAACACGGCACAGGACACGTTGGCCAATCCGTATGGTTCGTTTCACGACAGCAGCACGCAGAGCATAACCAGCACGACTGATGCGTATCCAATCACGTTAAACACGACGGAAATTTCGTCAGGCGTAACGATTGGAAGCGTTGAGAGCCAAATTACCGTAAGCAAGGCGGGGATTTATAACGTCCAGTTTTCGGCGCAATTGGTCAACGTAAACGCACAGGATAAAGACGCGCAAATCTGGATCAGGATCAATGGCGCAGATGTGCCGTGGAGCACTGGTTTCGTCAGCGTGCCATCGAGCCACGGTGGGGTAAGCGGTCATTGTTTGCCATCGTGGAATTACTTTTTAACGATGGCCGCCAATGATTATGTGGAATTTTTCTGGCAGGCAACCAGTACGGATGTCACCTTGGCAGCATTTGCGGCTGGCACGGCACCAGACACGCCAGAAACACCGTCGATGATTGTCACTGTGATTAGGGTGGGGGTTTGAGGGGATGAGAAATTTTCAGTTTGTGACGACTTTTGACCCGGTAACGTTGTTGCACCAAGTGCAGCGCAAGCCGGGTTTGTGGAACGAAAACACGTTGCGCACTACGCACGAGGCCACACCGCACAAACAGGTGGATGACATCTGGGTGCGATTTAACGACTTGAGCGAATACGAAAACAACCTCGTCGGCATCATCGACGAGCACGAATCCATGTGGTATCCGTCCATCTATGAACTGCCAGCGGTTCGGCCCATTGTTTTTGGCCTGATGGCTCGCGTTGAAGGCGAGCGTCTGGGGCGTGTGCTTATCACCAAACTGGCACCGGGAAAGGTCATTACGCCACACGAAGACAGTGGCAGTCATGCACGTTATTACGAGAGGTATCACTGCGTGTTGCAGGGCTTACCGGGCTCTCTGTTCCGCTGCGGAGAGGAAACCGTCACGATGCGCACGGGCGAAGTGTGGTGGTTCAACAACGCCATCGAGCATGAGGTAATCAACAACTCGACCGATGACCGCATTCACCTGATAGTTGATATCCGATGCTGACGCTACAGGTCGAGTCGTTCACCGAGCTGCTGGGCGAACTCAAGCCGCTGTTGCCGCTCCATTGGGAAGAACTGGCGCTTAATAAAGACAAGGTTCCTTTAGACCCGCAATTCGACATCTACATTCGGCGCGAAGCGGCTGGCGAAGTCATGATGGTAACCGCTCGGCAGGACGGCAGGCTGGCAGGGTACTTCATCGGGTTCGTGGCGCCAGGACTGCACTACAAAACATGCCTAACGCTGATCATGGATATTTTCTTCATCCATCCAGATTCCCGGAATGGTTTCGCAGGCATAAAGCTGTTCAAGGCTGTTGAGAAAGAGGCAAGACGCAGGGGCGTTCAACGGATCATCGTTGGGAGCAAAATGCACGCAGACGCATCGATATTGTTTGAGCGTTTGAGTTATTCGCCGGTCGAGACGTATTACTCGAAATGGATAGGAGGCTGACATGGTATTCGTAGCGGTTGGAGTTAGTGCTGTTGCTAATGTGGCTGGAAGCGCAATCGCTGGCTCGATGGCCGCTGATGCCACCGAGGAAGCGACAGCCAAGCAAGTGCAGGCTCAGCAGGAAGCGCTGGCCCAGCAAGAGCGGTTGAGCGCTCCGTATCGAGCGCTGGGCGAGTCTGCCATCCCTGCGTATCAGCGCCTGCTCGGCATCGGGCCAAACGGCCAGCAACTAAGCCCTCAACAGATTACCCAGCAGCTAACGCAGATGCCGGGCTATCAGTTCCAGCTGAGTCAAGGTCTTGACGCTACGAAACGGCAGGCGGCGGCGATGGGCCTTGGCCTATCCGGCAACACGCTACAAGCCTTAAACAAATACTCCCAAGGACTGGCCTCGACGTCTTACCAGAACCAGCTTGAAAACTTGTTGAACCCCATCAAGATTGGGCAAGCGGGGGCCGCCAATCAAGCCGCAGCCGCATCGCAGACCGGCGCAAACTTGGGGAACATTTATGGCGCGCAAGGGGCGAACCAAGCCAACATTGCCACCGGGATGGTCGGCGGAGTCACCAACGCTTTGGGGCAGGGCGTCAATCAGTACGTCACACAAAACACGTTGCAGGGTTTGACCAATACCGGCGCGGTTGGTGCCGCATACCGACCAGAAGTAACGGACATGAGCCAGTATTATGGTCCTCAAGTCTTTGCCCGATAGGAGAACGACATGCCCGTGAATCCATCAGACATTTCCAATATAGGACTGGCCGGAGGAAGCCCGGTGGAGGCTATGGCGCAGGGGTACAAGCTGGCTGATTTGGTCGATCAGCGGCAGATCAATCAAATGAAATTGGCCGGTGTTCAACAGGAACAGCAAGACCTCCAAACGCTAAAAAGCCTGTCCAGCAAATACGACTTGAGCAACCCAGAAGGTCAAAGCAAGTTTGCAGCGGAGGCGATTAAGGTAAACCCAGATCTTGGGATGAAGCTGCAAAAGCAGTTTTATGAATCGCAAAC